AAAGAAATAGAATCAAGAACCATCAGAAAACGTGGTATTACGTTGAAGAAGGCTGTGGATTCGGTTAACCGATATTTATATAAAGGCAATGGAGAATATAGTTGGGCGACTCAGACCCTTCCAGTATGTAATGTTCGGGTTGATATTAATGAATTGAATAAATTCGTAATGGATTGCCTTAGAGCCGTTGAAACTGGGAAACATAAAGTTGGTGGCCTTGGCTATGTTAAGGATAAGCCGGATGGTTGTGTTGTTAGAGGCATTGGTCGGAACGTAAAGGCTAATCGAAATAAATCTAAAAGTAAAGAAATTGAAGGTTATTTGACAATAGGTTGTATGCAGAATGCTATTTTAACCAGAAGAGCAGCGTACAATACTTTAGTGGCAATATTGTAACTACAATCTGAACACACAGTAAATGAATCCGAGGAACAAGTGTTTAATATCCAGATTATATATTAGGTACCCCGATTCTATCCTTGAAGGATTACATCCTTCAGTATCTACTCCGGGTACCATATAATCATCTGGATTATATCAATGAAGATAAATAAATGTGTCGATTGTTATGAGGGTTTATAAAGCAGCACAGCAGGCAAGTTCAAGAAGAAAATTTCATATTCTAAAGTATGAACTATTGATCGTTCACCGGAGGTTACAAGGCTGCATAGCCTCTCACCTCAGGTTCTCGATCAGGTCATATTTATAATTATCATGAGAGTAAAGTGATGTGCCATTCATTTGAGGACTTGTAAAATAAGCGAAATACATTCGAAGTTATTCAAGGAATACATTTGTTTACTGTTCCGATGAGCAGCTTCCTGGACCTATGAGTCGATAACTCATCTGCTCCAGGAATATCCAACCGGAATACATCTATTGGGTAAAGTAATGTATCAGTATTATGAGGATAACTATTCAGCACAGATATGTAATTCAAGAAATATCATTTATATAGCTGGTTATATATCAGGAAGGACCGAGTACTAATTGTCCTGGTCCGTTCCTGATCACACCAGCTCTAAATCAAATAAGTATAGAAATGTGCCAATATTTTGAGAATTACAACTTATTACTTAACACAAAGTTTACAGTCTGGGATTTAGTAATTTAACATACTGGACAAGATATGATGCCCGCGTGATGACGGTCATCCTATGTATGACCTAGGATTACGCGGGCATTACTTGATACAGTATATATCATAAACATATAGACATGTGTCACGCTAAATGGGGGCTGTTTTATAAGTAACACAACTTTCATTTATACAAGAACCTTGCGTTTAACAACTATCCGACAATTACGCCGGCATCTACGGTTTTATAAACCTTTATTCCGGCGTATTCTGGATGTTAATATCAGGCTTTTAAAGAAATGTGTCAAAGGTTTGAGTATAAAATCAAAAGTAAACATTATGAAAAATATTTATCAAGAATCAATACAGGCTGTAGAGAACGGAACCAAGTTTAAAGTAGATTTTAAAACACGAAGTTTCAAACTTAATGGCCAATATATTATACAGAATTCGCAGTATGAGGGAGACTTAGGTGTGGAATTATGCGCTTCTCTTGATGAGTTTCTGTCTAATGTAGAGCATTTATATACTCGATATAAACATTCTATTCCATCAACAATGAGTGAATGTAAAAGCCGAAAATACTTTAAGGCTTTGTCTGATAAAGATTTGGAGGATGAAGACATGTTGTTTGGAGTTGGTCGAGATATAGCACAAGTCGAATTGGAATTATACATTCTCTGTCAAATAATATTGGGTATAGGTTGGGATGCTAATAAAATGGGTAAATGGTTTTGGCAAAGCAACAAAGATAGAGATTTAGTAATTCTCAAAAACTGGGTTACAGTAGAGAAATAAATAATCAGACTAAAAATTAAATTATTAATAAGTTATGAAACAGTTAAAATTTGAATGTCCTGAGTGTGGTACCGAGTTTACGCTTACAGCTAATCAAACCAAAGCTAAGGAGCGTATTGAAGCTCTAAAGAAAGCTGGTGTTGATGTTAGTGAGCTTTTTGCAATGCAAAGTGCAGATGGTTTGGAGTTTATAGCCTCAAAAAGAGATGGTGTCATTAGTATCTTGGAAGAAGATGATCCAATCTTCCAGGCCATTATAATTCAAGGCACAATTCCTAATCGGCAATTATTCAGACGTTGGGTAATGGCACAGATGTTCCGCATAATTTATATAACTACCAATACCCACGGTGCTTATAAGCCAATTGGAGTTTCAGAGGTGATTCGTAATATGGGATATGAATATCAGTGGAAGATGCTAAATAACGAGTTGTACGCCCAGCACAAAATGATGCAGAATGGTGATGTCGATAATTTCAGAGATCGAAATCGCTGGTTCAACAAAAGAGTGGTATTAGATATGGCAAAAGACTATATCGAGAAACTCAAAAAGAGATTTGAGAAGTTGAAATTGAGAAAATGTAAAGGGGTACCGTATAAACGTATCAACGGCCAAAACATTTTCGTTGATGATTTTGATAAAAAAGTAATCAAGCCATTGTTGTTTGCAGTACATAAAATACAACATGCCGAAAACACTTATGAACTTTGGCATTCGGTGCAGGAGTTCAATAAAAGGCGTATCAAAATGCATTGGGGTACTCCTCAAAATGCAGCATGGCTAGATGCTTACAAAGGAGCTGGAGCGTTCTTTACAATGCAGAACATGATTCGTTTTCATAATTGCGTTATCATTGATGACAATGGAAAAACATTAAGTAAAAACGCGTCCCTTGCTTTTTTGAATAAGAAGGCAAAGTTGTATGAGAATAGAGAAGGTTGGCGTTTGATTGGTATGTTGAAGAAAATGCTAGATGACAACAACATTGATGTGGTTGCTAAAATGAAGGAATGGCGTAAATAACTTAATCAAGGCAGTTTTCATAAACCAGTTTAGGTGCATTGCCTCTGGTTTATGAAAATAAAATTAGAAAGATTGATTATGAGAAACGATATAATATTCAAACGTTCCGTCCAATTTCAGGACGAAAATAAAAACAGTTGGACTGTAGATTTTGAGGTTTATAAGGAAGAATCTACTCGTATAAACCGTGAAACATTGCAAAAATTTAAACAAAGTTTTAGTGTTTCGGTATGTGGAGCTGGAGGTATGGGTGCCGGGCAATGCTACGATCATATAATTCCTCGTACAGAAGGACAAAAGAAACTTCTGGAATTTTGGAACAAATATCATCTAGGTGGTATGTCTGGCGGTACGATTCGTCAAGATGAATATTTAAACGGCGAGCAATATGTTAACGACTACAATTACTTTGTGGAGTTGTTTAAAACATATAATGAGCATTACCGTGAACAGTTTGATGATATTTCTTTTCAGATTCTTGTTAAGAATTTTAATATTAGTGACGCGGCTATAATACAGGTGAGAAATGTGCTTTATGAGAAAATGAGGAATAATCCCATTCAATATATCCTTGGATTGTCAAACAAATACTTTCATACATCTTCAGATTACAACGTAAAATGTTTCTTTCTTGCTATAAAAGGCTTATATGTAGATAATGGATATAAATATGGTAATGGCTGGTTATACAGTCCGCTTCCAGATAATATTGAAGAGATCATAAATAATATTTGTGACCTTGTTGAAGAAGAAGAAACTGCGTTAACAGAAGAACTGGAAGCGGTTTTTGACATGGGTAAAGAAGGGTTTATTGCCACAAAAGAAATCATCCAGCAAGTAATGGATTTACGTGAATGTGACGAAGATGAAGCCAAACGATTTGTAGCTCTGGGAGTACATTTGGGATGTACATTCGGTGATTTGAATGATACATTTGAAGAATGTTCCTATGGTGAACAACTATACTGTGCAAATGGTATTGATTATTATATTGGTACAGAAGATGAACTGACTAATATAGCTAGTGATAGAGTACATAATGATGATGAATACGCGTATTTATGGCGTGAATCTGTGGCGGCTCAAAGAACTACTGATTCGTTGAGTGATTGGTTGGATTCAATCATAAGTGAGGATGGTTGGTGCTCGGTACTTAATTCTTGGGATGGACGGTATGAAGAATATAAAATTGCCGGAGAATATATTTGTGTTTGTAGGTCATAAAATATTGAATTATCATGGAATATATGGAGCATTCTAATTTTTACGCCATGTGTGATAAAATTAGAAAAATGGAAGCTAGAGAATTACATTTAGCATTGGAAGCTCATGGTGGCGAATTTGTCTGGATTAATGATGAAAACGATGAGGAAGAATTATATGACCCGCCTATAATCCTAGTCAACCTGAATGACGGACCTATGGATGTCGTGATCCATAAGGTATGGTTGAATGACGGATGCATTGAATTATCGGCTTTTGATAACGAATGGGGCAACCAGGTAGATATTGAACTGGAGGATATTGTTCCTGGACACCTTGCATATCTTATAGAGTACATGCCTATCACAGACAAGGTAAAATCTGTGGCAATAAATAATGATTAATATGGGGCACAAAAAGACGATTGATTATTGGAGACACCCGACCAAAAGGGAAATCAAGTTCGGTGAGGGAGCTATTCATTGGTTAACAGTGGATATTGAAAAAGTTCAGAAGCCAGACGGAAGTTTGAAGAAATGGTTTATTCATACAGACGGACTAAGGTACAATCGACCATAGTTAAAGTGATGTCTGTAAAGTAAAGGCTGTTCTAACAAAATAGAGCAGCCTTTTGTGTTAAACAATGGTTAAAGTGGACAACTATTCACACCATATAAAACAATAAAATCTATTCACATTAAAACAGTAATAAATATGCCATTGAAAATTGAGAATATCAAGTTGGCAGGAACCAAGTTTGATGGTCGCGCTAAGTTGTCACCAGAACAACGTCAGGCTATTCAGATTTTGTCCCGTGAAGGATATAGCCAAAGAAGGTTGGCTGCTATGTTCAATGTTAGCAAGCGGCTTATACAATCTATACTATCTCCTCCTGTTCGCAAGCACTCTAAACAATATCCAACAGAATATTGGACAGAGTTAAAACGGAAGTGTCGAAAAAAGAAAATTGATTTATATAAAAATGGAAAGATCAAGTTTAATAACAAGCTGAAAAATAAATGAAACGCAAGCGTATCAAGTATGTAGCTAACATTGATTTTGGCTATCGTTCAATTACTGATGCAAAGCAATATATAAAAATATTCTTGAAATCGCTTCTTTCGCAAATAGGGTTACAACTAGGAATAGACTATATCGTAACAGCTAATCATTTGCGAATTAGACATGTGAAAAATATTACAGGAAAAATAACTACCACACTTAAAGAGATATTCCCAGTATTCAATTTTTATTGGAAGACTCCAAGACTATTGGTGTGGTTCTAGAATCAATATTAATAATAATTTACAAGTATGGAAAAGCATTCTATTTCGGTTTTAGGAGCCGACAAGAAACAGTATGAAATCGCAGATTTCAGAGCAAGAGGTATGAATTATACTAATGCTATTGGCATTATCGTAACAACAGAATTTATGAGCCGTATTTTGGCGTTTGACACCTGGCAAGAACGATGGGGAAACACCGATAGGGTCTTGACTGAAGAACAGAATGAATCCGTTGCCATGCAAACTTTCTCCGGTTTGGACCTAACCAAACGTATTGTAGAAGGACAGGCTGGTATTGACGGAATGACTGCTGCCAAACGTTGTTGGAACTATCAAAAAGGTGGCTTCCAGTGGTATTTGCCTTGTTTGATGGAGCTAGGAGTTCTTTGCGCATATCGTGATGAGATAAACAAAGCAATGAAAGAAATTGGATGTCCCGATGAATGTTTACTTCCTACAGAAGATTCTGATGAAACTTGGGTTTGGAGTAGCAGTGAGAGCAGTCAGGGCTACAGCTGGGGCGTGGACTTTAGTAATGGCAACTTCTACTACTACTACAAGTGCGGCAGTCTCGTGGTGAGGGCGGTTGCAGCATTTCAGCCTTCGCCGAGCCTGTTGACAGGCGAGGCAAAAAGTAACGATTGTCTGCATAGTGACGAAGCTCTTATAAACATGTTACGTGAACGTGGTTATAAAGGCGAATTGACTAAGACCTTGACTATTTAATATTATCGCCACCCATATTTGATATGGTATGGGTGGCAAAATATTCTTTAACAGCATGAAAACATTTGAAAAGATTATAGAACAATACACACAAAGCGAAGTGTGTATGGGAGAATTGTTAGCTAATATTTCGGCAGATGGTATGTCTATTGAAGACGCTTTTGAATTGTATATAAAAGCTATGAATTATGCTGAAAAAGATGAATTTTATCAATTAGCTGACAGAGAAGTGAAATTATTAACAGCTAAGAATGAAGATGACAAACAGCCATTAAAACAACTGTTAGATTCGCTAAGCATATCTTGATATAATTGAATATGAATAAATACTATTTTGTAAATATAGGTGCGGAGGTAATATGGCATCCTGTAAATAGTGACGAGAAGAAAGTTATGCAAGTGTGCACCTCTGCTCCTCATCCGGTTGAAAATGACACATTAGTTTCTCTAATTTTTTCTGATAAAAAGGGGAACGTAAAAGTAAAGGCCGTCGAATTAACTCCAAAATTGACTGACTTCAATCAAGGGTACTGGTGTGCACTTCAAGATGCAGTAAGTAATGGTGCCTCTGATACGGTTATTCAGGAAATGCTACGCAGTGCCGGATTTACATACTGGGAATGTTACTGGCATATACA